ACATCAAATAGGACGAGAAACATTTGAACAAAAGTATCACGTTTATGGGATTATTTTCAAATCATGAAGTTAAAGCAGGTGGTAGAATGAACTATATTCAAGAGATTAATGTCTTCGAAAGATGGCTCGAAACTAACTATTTGCCCTCCTCTTCACAATTGTTGTGGTATAAGCTGATTATGCTGTGCAATAGATGTGGGTGGGCTGAATGGGTTACAGTAGATAACCGGAAACTGATGGGGTTAATAGAAGCTGGAATGATAGAATTTCAGAAAGGTAAAAAAGGAAGTCCTAATAGATATAAATTAATTAGCCTGAATAAATGTACTGCAAAAAATGAAGTACAAACGGAAGTGAAAAATGATTGTACCTTGAAAAGTGAAGAAGTAGTTGTGGAAAACCCTGTGGAAAACATTTGTACTTCAAATTTTGCAGTACAAACGGAAGTATATACGGAAGTAGAAGCGGAAGTATATACGGAAGTAGAAACGGAAGTATATGTGAATGACATAAATAAACTAAACAAAACTAAACTAAATAAAAAAGATAGGGATATGCTTAACAGCATATCTCCGCCCGACTATCGCCAGAGGTATAGCGAAGAGCAGTTAAAAACCATTGATTGTTTTTTTGATGTGCTGAAACACACACGGAAAAGTGCCAAAATGTCAGATACTGTTATTTTGGGCATATACAAGAGCTGGGATAGACACGATACAGAGAAAGTCCTGTACGCATTGAATAAATATATCCAAACGCCGTCAATGCACGACAAAAATGAAAAATATGTATTGGGAATTATTAATAACACAACTATGGTTGAGGTTGAAAGGCATAAAAATGGGCAAGTAAGTGGCAATAAAATTATCAATCGACCGCAAGCCAAACCAAATCGTTTTGCAAATTTCCCTCAGCGAAAATGGGATTTTGATAAGTTGGAAAAGGTTGCACGTGAAGAGCTAAATAGAGATAGCAGTAAATCAGAAGTTTACTAAAGGATTAATACATAGATGTAAAGTAGGTGAGGAGTGTGTCAAAAAAATATGAACACATGGATAACTATAAATCTGCATTCACTAAGTTATGGTTCTTCATGGCTAAACATTTAAGAGCCAAAACAGACAAGGATTTTAAAAATTTGGTAGAGGGTTTAAGCGAATTTGAAACAGATTTTGAACAAGAAATGGCGGCAGTCATAGCTAATGAAATCGAAAGGAGATATGAAATTGAAAGACAGTACAAACAGGCGATGAGGGGATAGGAGAGGAGAGTGAAACATGTCAAAATTTTATGGAGAAATTTGTTTTAAGGGAATGTGCGTTTTTGATGAGCTAGAAGCCAGTAACAAAGAAGAGGCTTTAGAAAAAGCAATCAACGAAATTATTATTTCAGTTAAAGCAGAAAATGATAAAAGCATTGCAATTTCTGATTTTGAATACGAATTTGTTACCAGCCCTAGACAAGGAAACATTGGAAGTTGGTATGATTACCCACCCTACATTAANAAGCAAGTAGAATAGAAAATCCACATAAAAAAGGAGCTTAACGCCCCTAATATCCCTAAAAATATTATAAGACATTAGTCAGATAATGTAAAGGGTGTGTTAAGATTGACTGAAAGAGAATTAAATCAGTTATACTGGTTAAATAGAGAAACAGAAAAACTTCAGCAGGATTTAAGAAAATTAGAAACGTTGGGTCTTTATAAAGCACCGATAATAACGGGTGTACCGAGAGGAAACAGTCAAGATGATAAAATAGCAGCATACGTAGCCGAGTTACTTGACTTAAAGGGGATTGTAACAGCAAATCTAACTAAGATATTCCATGAGCGAAGTAGGTTAGAAAGATACATAGATACAGTAGACGATGCAGAAATGCGATTAATTATTAGATTGCGACATATAAACGGGTTGACATGGGAAGAAATAGGTTATGAAGTTAATCGTAGTAAATCCGGAGTATTTAGAAAATATCAGAGATATTTGAAAAAGTGTCAACAAATTCAACAAGAACATGTGATATAGTATATTCAGTGAAAGTTTAAATTACGAGAGGCAGTCCCCAAAACAATAGGGATTGCTTTTTTGCGTTACGAAGGTGAAAGAATGAGTGAAGAAAATCATAAATGTAAAGGCTGTGTTTGGAGTGCATGGCAGGGATTGAAAGTCCTGTGCATGTTTCCGAAATGCATTAAAGATAAAAAAGAACAGTGAGTCAGTGCTGTTAAAATAAAAAAAGTCAAAATTTAGATTCAAATGAGAGAGCGAGGTGGTGGATTTGCAGTGCCGAGAGAAAGAAGTCCTAGTAGAGATAAAGCGTATGAGATGTGGGTGCAATGTGACAAAAAGCTAGAGTTAAAGCGGATTGCAGAGGAATTAGGCGTATCAGCGGAGCAAGTTAGAAAGTGGAAAAATGAAGATAAATGGAGTAGCAAAACGAATAGTAACGTTACTAATCAAAACACTAAAATGAATAGTAACGTTACTAAACGAAAAGGAGCACCAAAAGGGAATAAAAATAATTTCAAGCATGGGATATATGAGAAACTTATTTTTGATTCATACACGGAAGAAGAAAAAGAATTCGCAAAAGAACTAGATATTAACGAGGAACTAGAAATAAAAATGGAACTCCGGCAATGCGATATACATATTGCTAGGATTATGAAACGGATGAAAATCACTCAGGATATCGACTTGATATTGAAATACGAGGATAGTATACAAAAGTTCAGAAGGCAGAAAATGAAATGCTTAGAAGTTCTGCTACAGTTAGGGCATAACAACGCGAAGCTGGATTTAGAGATTTTGAAAGCTGAAGCTACTATTTTGACACCAGAAGAAAAGAATACAGATGACAGTAACCTAATTAAAGCTTTAAACGAAACAACTCAAGGAGCGTGGCATAAATGAGTAATGGCCATCTGAGTATCAATAAGCGAATAAATAACTTAAAAGTAGGGCTTGAAAAATATAAAATTCAGCAGAGAAGTAAATCATCGGCTTTTAAATTTTCACCATTTAGTTTAAAGCAAAGAAAGGTTTTAACATGGTGGTGTGATTTATCACCTATGAAAGATATGGAGGGTATCATTGCTGATGGAGCTATACGATCAGGTAAAACTGTTTCAATGTCATTGTCATATGGACTATGGGCGATGTCAAACTTTGATCGTCAAAATTTCCTTATCTGCGGTAAGACGATAGGTTCGCTTAGACGTAATGTTGTAAATTTATGGCGAATAATGATGTCGTCAGAGGGATACAAGATAAAAGAAGTTAGGACAGATAATCTTATCATCGTGAATAAAGGTGATGCTGTTAATTATTTTTATCTCTTCGGCGGAAAAGATGAGAAAAGCCAAGACCTTGTACAAGGTATTACAGCGGCAGGAGTATTGTTCGACGAAGTAGCATTAATGCCTGAAAGCTTTATAAATCAAGCGACCGGGCGATGTTCCGTAGAAGGTTCAAAGTTTTGGTTTAACTGTAACCCTGAAGGACCATCACACTGGTTTAAAGCCAAATGGATAGATAGGCAGAAAGAAAAGAAGTTGTTATATCTACACTTTACGATGAATGATAACAACAGTTTAGCAGAAGAAATAAAGCAACGCTATTGCCGTATGTATTCAGGTGTTTTTTATAACCGATACATAGAAGGTCAATGGTGTGTTGCTTCGGGGGTTATCTACGATATGTTCACTAAAGAAAAGCATGTTTTTAATGACGACACCACCACTCCTATAACGGGACGGCGATATTACGTTATTGACTATGGAACTATTAACCCAATGGTATTTTTAGAGATTATAGACGATGGTAAAAATATATCTATAGCAAAAGAATATTACTATGACAGTAAAAAAGAACAACGTCAAAAAACAGATAGAGAATATGCAGAAGACCTTGTTAAATTTATTAATGGTCAATCATATCGCACAGTAATTATAGATCCATCAGCAGCCAGCTTTAAGGCTGAAATGAAAAGTAAAGGCATCAGAAAAGTAAAGGATGCAGATAACACAGTTTTGGATGGTATACGTAAAGTATCAACCCTGTTAAACTTAAATCTGCTGAAAGTACATGAATCCTGTACTCACACAATAAATGAGTTCAATAACTATGTCTGGAATGAGAAATCCGCAGATAGAGGAGTGGAAGAACCCGTAAAGCAATCAGACCATGCATTAGACTGCATCCGATATTTTGCAAATACGATTCTAAGTGGCAGGAGGTCTGTACGGAATGAGTAGAGCTAAAAGGAAGAAAAATTTCACAAGTAGCAGAAGTGAATTAACAACAATTATGAATACAAGTCGTGCAAGAGATAGTTTTTCTAATCCTATGGCAAGGCTAGGTGTAGGTACTCCAAATCTCCTTGAAAGTACAGAGTACACAAAAACAAACTTGACATATGACATACAAAAGCTTAACAACTTGTACCGAGGTCACGGGATAGTGAAGAAAATAATAAACACAATACCCGAAGACATGTTAAAAAGCTGGTATAAAATAGAATCCCAGCTACAACCAGATGAATTGCAGAAATTTAGGAAACTTGAAAGGACAACAAATTTAAGAGCTAAACTGCTTGAGGGGTTACAATGGGGTAGACTCTATGGTGGTGCGGCTGGTGTTATAATTGTAGATGGACACGAAGACATATTAGACGAACCCTTAGAGCTGGATATGATTATGCCGGATAGCTTTAAGGGTTTAATTATTTTAGACAGACATAGCGGAATTACACCTATGTCTGAACTTGTTACAGACGTTAGCGATGCAGATTTTGGACTTCCCAAATACTATACGATACAATCAGAGGCTATAGGATATGGCTTAACAATACACCATTCAAGGATAGTAAGATTTATAGGCAGAGAGCTTCCATACATAGATAGAATTTCAGAGATGTACTGGGGTGCAAGTGAAATTGAACACGTATTTGAAGAATTGAAAAAACGTGATAATACCAGTTATAACATGGCTATGCTTGTGTTTTCGGCTAATCTTAGATTGATTAAAATGCAAGGCATGGAAGAGTTAGGAATTATGGATGCAGAAGCACAGCAGGAACTATACAACACTATCTCATCGATGAACTGGATGATGAATAATCAAGGATTGCAGATAATAGGTGAGAAAGATGACTTTATAACCCATCAATATTCATTTAGTGGATTATCTGACGTTTATGAAATGTTTATGCTGGACGTGTCCGGAGCAACTGAAATTCCTGCAACGAAGCTTTTTGGGCGCTCTCCAGAGGGAATGAATGCTACAGGCGAAAGCGATATGCAAAATTACTATGACCATATAGAAGAACAACAAGAAAGCAGTTTAAGACCTATCATAGATAAGTTGTTGCCTATCATGTGCATGAGTATATTCGGAGCAATACCCGACGATTTAGATTATTCATTCAATCCATGCAGAAGACCAACGGAGGAAGAACGAAAAACTTTAGCTGGTCAAATAACATCAGGTATTGTTGAGGTATTTAACGCTGGATTAATCAGTCAAAGAATAGCGTTAAAAGAATTAAGGCAATCCTCAGAAATGACAGGACTTTGGTCAAATATAACTGATGAAGATATTTCAAGGGCTGATGATGACTTTGGCAATTTTGGTGAAGAACCTCCTAGCGATATGTTTTCTGAAACTAGTGAAGAAGATGCAGACGAAAGTGCTGAAGATACGACTGATGAAAGCTTAGAGGCTTTAATACATCGTATACTTGATGCTAAGTCTGCTAGAGACACTAAAAGCGAGTGCCGAGCTAAAGACCCTGCTAAGTGTAGAGTTCATGGTACTAAGAGTACAGAGAATGAAAAG